CTTCAACATTACCTTGTACATACACTGTTTTATCCTTTTGGATAATTTCAAAATCATTACCTACGATCTTGTTTACGCGCTGTCCATTAGCATCTACTTCCATGTATGTGCCAGTGCGGTGATACACGTGTAGACGTTCGTAATTTGGTGTATCATCCACCTCTATTACGTGACCTGACTCCGACTGCATCACTTTGTTGTATGGATAAAACGCACTGTATGCAGATGGAGGTTCAGGACCAAGCTGAGTCTTGTTTAAACTCATTGCTCCTAGAGCCAGCTTTGAAATATCATTAATGTTATCAGGAGCACCATACAAAGTTCCCATGATTACAGGAATTTGCATTTCGTTGCCATCCATAAAAAAGCCAATTACCGTTGATCCGACTTGAATACCCGTAGGTGAAACACCAACTTGTTTAGTGCCGGATGTGGTTACAGGCATCATTGATACGGCCCATTGCAGATCTTTGGTGGGCGTATCAACAGCATCGCCGTGGAAACCATATGCACGTACTTGAACGCGGCCAAGTTGCTCAGGATCATCTCTATTTTCGACAATGCCGACGAACCATCTAAAGCCCTCGGTACCCATACTCTTTGTTGTCATGCTGCTACTCCGACTCGTACACAATCAAACACAACCTCGTGCTTGGGCACCGTGCTATTCGTTACCATATGACGCAATCTCGTGATCATGTAGTTGCCTGTCAAAACTTCATCCTGTTTTTTCTTACCTGTGGTGCCTGTTGCTTCTGGTGCTTCCAATCGAATCACATCACCCGCTTTTAGACCTGAATCTCCATGAATTAGGATGCGTGTAACGTTTTGATTCAACAACATGACATACGAGTTGCGCACAGGCAGCATGTCTTCGATAAACTGGTCCGGACGTGATGTGTCTTTTGGTATAAAGAATCTACGCGGTGAAGTGCTGGCAAACTCTGACACAAAAGCGTCTGTGTTCGTGTTCTTGTCTCTATCATTAGTCTTTTGGAATTTACCAAAAGCATCTTTCAGCTTGAACGTCGTTGTTGAAAACTTCTTCTGTTTGATATCGAATACATCAGCGACAGCATAATGCATACCGTCGTTAATATTTCTCACAGTATCGACGCTGGTAATGTTTTCAAAGCTCAACACCGTGCGGTTTGATAAGAATTGACTTTCCTTATCCGATGTCGGTGATTCGTTGAAATTGAACACACGAGAACCAATGCTCTTTTTACCGTCTTCAATTAGACCTTCAACTGTCTTAAAGTTGAACCCTTGTTGATTCTCGAAAAACACATACGATGATGATGAATACGAGATACTGACAGCACGTCTGCGGCACATATCAATTGCTACAAGTGGTGCCATTCTTGGGAACACAATGTTCTGTGTTCCTTTGGTATCATCCACAATCAACTTTTTCTTTGTCTTCAAAAACGTTGTTAGAAGATCGCTGACTGTGGAACTTAGCGACTGGTTAAAGCTGTGAGCCACAACGTTCGTACCGTTATTAAGGTGTTCCTCACTAACACATTTCATAGTGTAGTGCATTTGCTTTCCGTTTTCCGAACGGACAATGTTCGCAACTTCAAAACATCTGAATTGTTGACGTGTTGGTTTCAATCCAGGCGTGCCATACTCAACTGTGATTGTCTCTTCACCGATAATAGGGAACGAAGAGAACAGACCGATGGAGTCTGTTATGAAAAACAATGCATACATCGTAGGTTTAGTCATGTCTTCGAAGACATCGAACCCCTGCACTTGGTCTAAGATATTGACCCCAGCGTTAATGTTTTTGTTTGTCATCTCCAATTTAAGGAGCTTAACGTCACCGTTTTCTACACGTTTCATGCTGACAACAACTCTTTCATATCACGCTCAACAACATCTAGGTACGATGGTGATAATACGCGAATAGTTTTACGGCTTTCGTTTTCCATGTGTGCTGCCTCGTATGCAGACACTGGTGTCCAATATGCATACTCATCCAATGGAATGGTCTCACTAATAGTAGTGGTATTAGCAATTGTGCCTTGACCGATCAATCCGTTTGCAAACGTTCCAGTCACATGACGAATGGTCAAGTTGGTCGAATTCGCAAATGCAACTGTTCCACGAGCGCCGCTTTGTGTAATGACATCGTTGACATACACATTACTAAACGAACCTGTTAGACCCACCACGCGATTTGTTTCAACAAATATTTCAAGCGGCTTTCGTTGATAATTGATCACTGTATCGTTATATCCAATGATCGGCTGCCAGTATTTTTTCACATTGGTAGCCAATGCATCATACGCAGCAGTTGATATTACTCTATCATCAGTTGTGTAGTTGATCATGTAGTGTGATATTTGAGCTTGCGAATTTGCAACAGTACCAAACTTAGTGATCAACAAACTATTGACTTCATCATCGCTACGCGGCCACTCGTAATATGGATCGGTAATATCGTTGGACATATAGATTACCCAGTCATACGACGAGTCGTTGTAATAACGCTCTGCAATTTGGTCTGGGCGCTCATTATCGACAATATTATATGGGTAAAACAAAGCAGCGTTACGAATAACGCTTTCCTTAAATTTAACCTTGGCAATAACGTTTGTTACTGCCTTGTCGTCATATATTAGCGATGGGAAGTATGAAAAGAAACTAGACATATTATGGGTTCGGTGCGTCTTGCATTGTTGTTAAAGGTTCAACGTCTTCACGAGTAAATACACTTACTTCTTTGAATACCATGTCAATAACTACTTCAACAGGATCACCTGTTTTGAAAAAAGCTGGTCCATTCGGTGAATAGTTAATATTCAAACTTTCAAGCACACATTCTTTCATCTTTACGATGTCTTTGTTGCCAGCAATCATTTTAATTTCGCATGTTGCTGGGAAAGTAAACAGGAAGTTTGAGTCATTCAGCAGACCTGGAAGCATTCTTGTTTTGAAGTTATAAATAATCTTCTTGATTGTTTCTAACTCTTTAGCGTTAGACGGGATCAGACGGTATGAAAACGAGTGCTGACGTAGCCCCACGTTACTAAACACTGTTGCTAGGTGAGGGTTAGGAATAACACCCAATGCTCGGTCCAAGATACCAGTTTCATTGCCCGATGTAACAGCGCTGCGTGCCAGCACATAAGCACCTTGAGCACCACTTAGCTTCGCCATCGCAGCATTGGTGTCTTGGATACGCTGTCTATAGTCTTGCGTTCCACCTTGTCCAGCCATTTCGCGGCCAATTGCAATGGCTGTATCACCAAGCTGACCGGCAATAGGTCCCAGCGCTGGTGTGTCGTATGTCACACCAAAGTTTTCTGAAATGTTGCTTGGAACTGGAAGGATGATGGTGACATCCGACAATTCTTTCTTATCTTCAAAAATATCAACACGTTTATACTTCTTGAACGTAAACATTGTGAAGTATTTCAGCTCAGCAGGGAATGTTAGTGCTCCTTGATATTTCACAGGGCGGACTTCTTCCGGGCGCTTTTGGCTCGAAGATGTTGGGGCGGTTGCTTTCTTGTCGTTTACTGGAAACGACGTTGCTTTCTTTGTAGCACTACCCAAGGCATCAGATATCTTTCCAACACCAGATTTGAGTGCGTCTGATATCTTTTGAATGCCTATTTTGTCCGCAATTGTTGAAGCCGTGCTATATAAGCCAGACGGATCAGACATATAAATATTTCCTATGAGTTATAAAGGCTTCTTCAAACCGCGTAATCCTGCAAAATACCAGGGCGATCCATCAAACATTATCTACCGAAGCCGGTGGGAATTGAAGTTTATGGGTTATTTAGACTCCCACCAAGATGTATTGGAATGGTCAAGCGAGGAGTTTTCAATACCATATCGCTCACCAATTGACAACAAGATTCACAGATACTTTCCGGACTTTTTGTTGAAAAAGCAGAACGCTGATGGTAAAATAGAAAGAGTCGTAGTGGAAATAAAGCCTTATAAGGAAACAAAGGCACCTACTCCACAAACGAAACAGACCAAACAATACATCCGGGAAGTTTACACATGGGGTATAAACAGCGCTAAATGGGAAGCGGCTAGACAATTCTGTGCTGACCGTAAATGGACGTTTCTAATAATGACCGAACACGAACTCGGAATTAAATTCTAATGACAATCTCAAAACAACAACAGATATATCAGGACCTGCTGAATACCACAGCGGATCCAAAAGCAGCCACCAGCAAGTCTGTTGAGTGGTTGACCCAGCAGACATCGCGTTCGCTTTCGCAAGTGTCTCCACAGCGCATTGTCAACATTGCCGAAGACCGTTTGGTATCCCAGATTACGGTCGGCCGCATGTATCTATTTGCATACGACCCTAAAACAAAAGAAGACTTACCATATTATGATAAGTTTCCGTTGATATTCCCGTTCCGCCGTGTTAAGGGTGGGTTTTACGGTATCAACATGCACTACCTTCCACCTCTGCTCCGTGCAAAGCTAATGGATCAATTGTATTCATTGGCAAACAACCTCAACTTTGATGACTCTATGAAGTTGAAGCTATCGTATAACATTCTCAATAGCGCATCCAAGTTTAAGTATTTTACTCCATGTGTGAAGCACTACCTAAATAGCCACGTCCGGTCACGCTTTATTTCTGTGCCCGCTGATGCATGGGATAGAGTGCTGTTTCTTCCTCTTGAACGATTCGTCGGTGCCTCGAAGCAGCAAGTGTATAGAGATAGTCGAAATAAAGTACGAGGATAAAAATGGCTTTGCTTAATACAGCAATGAATGCTGTCGGAACAGTGGCAGCACTTAAATCGCTTTTTGGTGAAAAACCAAAAGGCAACTCTACGGGCAAGATGAATGAGTTTCTTGCCCAGGTAAGAAGTTCGTCTGTCGCTCGAACAAACCTGTTCGATGTAACAATCAGTGCACCGAGGGTGATGGTCGGTAAGAAAGCAGACGCAGCAGCAAAGATATCTCTTTTCGGGCACGCAGCTCAACTTCCTGGTTATTATGTTCAAACAAGCAGCGTAAAACGTTACGGGTACGGTGTATCCGATAAGTTTGCATATGGAATTGAACACAACGATATTACAATCAAATTCATTGGTGATGGCAAGGGCGAAGTCTACAAATTTTTCTACAACTGGATTCAAAACATTGTAAGAGGTGATTATAGCGCTCTTACTGCACAAAAAGACAGCAATGCTAAAGAAGCATTTGAAGTTGATTTCAGAGAAGATTATGCCACCGATATTGATATCAATACATATAATGAACAGGGCAAGGAAGTTCTGATCAATCGTTTAATCAGCGCGTACCCTATTAACATCACCGAAGTCGACCTGGATTGGGGTGGCGAAGGGATGATGGAATTTAGCGTGCAGTTTACGTTTAGAACTGCCCAGTTACGCAACGCTGAGGATCCGCCTATTACAGATAGCGGCAACGGTATCAAGGATCTGTCGTTGCTACAAAAGCTAGTAAAGATAGGCACAGCAGTGCAAGTAATTTCATCTTTGAAGCGCCCTTCCAACGTACAACAAGCACTAAGCTCAGCATCGACGGTGAAGAACTTATTTTAAATTATTAGGAGTGAATTGTGGGACTACCAAAACTAGAACACCCAACCTTTGTATTGACTTTACCATCAACACAGCAGCAAATTACATATCGTCCATTCTTGGTCAAGGAAGAAAAGATTCTTCTCATTGCACAAGCAGCTAATGACGTAGCAGAGACATTACGCGCTATCAAGCAAGTTATCAATAACTGCATCGTCTCTGATAAAGTGGATGTTGAGTCGTTCACAACATTCGATCTCGAATACTTCTTTTTGAAGCTGCGCTCTAAGTCTGTCAACAACATTGTAACACTTAGTTACCGTGATGCTGAGGATGACGATGTGTATTCATTTGAGATTGATTTGGAAGATATTGAAGTCACAGCTGCTACTAATGTATCCAACAACATCACGATCAATGACAACTTAGGAATCGTGTTAAAGTACCCACAGGTTGGTGTTACAGAAAAGATGGGTAGCGTGGATACGATAACGGACTTTACGTTTGAGCTGATGAAGCAATGCGTTGATAAAGTTTACACATCGGAAGAAGTCTTCAAGGCATCTGACTACACAGCAAAAGAGATGGAAGATTTTCTTAACGACCTGGACGTTAAGACTTTCGAAAAGATTCAAGCATTCTTTGACAATATGCCAAAGATCGAACACAGAATCGAATACGTCAACAAGTTGGGCAATCAACGTGAAATCGTTCTGAGAAACTTACAAGATTTTTTCTCGTTGGGCTAAACCACAATAGCGTGCCCAATTACTACACGTTGTGTTTTAGCCTGATCCAACATCATAAATACTCATTATCTGAAATTGAGCAGATGTATCCATATGAACGCGATCTGTATGTTGATATGCTCAAAGATCACCTAGAACAAGAACAACAACGACTAAGCAGCTAATGGCCACGAAAAAAACCAAGGGCAAAGATACAATAATCAAACAGGCTTCCGAGTCTGTTAAATCTGTTGCTAAAGAATATGCTGCTGAAAAAGCACATCAAGTAATTGGCAATGCCTTTGGTGGCAGTATTGTTGGTCGTGTAGTGCAATCAACTGCTGACAAAATGTTCGGCAAATTTGATACAAACAAAATATCTGGTGCCACTGTCTTACAGACACAGCAGCAAATGGCTGCAACGATGGTACGTATTGAAGTCATCGCGCAAAACATTTCCGATAATCTGTATAACATTGCTGGTGTTTTGAATGCTCAGTTGACATCGATGGAGCAGACACGCCGCGATATGGGTATCACTAAGTCTCGTGATCAGGCCATGTCGGAAGAAGCAACGCTAGAAAAAGTTGCTCGCGGTGAAGGTAAAGAGGGTTTACTCGGTGATGCAGCAAAGAGCGCAGGTATTGTTAGACTGCTTACAAGTCCTCTGTTTGTTGGCGGTGTACTGACTGGCGTTGTAGCAGCAGTTGCAAAGTTTTTTGCTAACAGAGGTCTGGAAGACCCAAGCGCAAAGAATGCTCCTATTAACCGTGTAAGACGTGGCGAAGCAGCAACTCTTCGCGAGGCTGGTGCAATGAACCAGCGTGAAGCTCTAAAGTCAAAATCCACTATTACGCAAGGTGTCGCAGATGACATCATGCAAGTTCTGATTAAAGAAAAATGGAACGGCACACAAGCGGCCGCTTTCATACGCGAATTTTCACCAGAAGCAGATCTGTACTACATTTTAGATAAGTGCTCTCCTGCTCTGCGTAAAAAATTCCTCGAAACGGTCGGCGAAGTAATCCCAGACAAGAAGCCTGTCAAGGTATTGCCTCCGATCGTACCAAAAATACCTTCCGAGGCAGGTGCTGGTAGAGGTAACCAACGCAAGTACCTGGATTCCAATGGAAACGAAGTAGATGTACCTGATGCTGATACAATCGACAACCAGGTTGCTATTGCTAACGGCCTTGCTCCTGTGTATGATGCCAAGCCAGTACCTGGGATGCGTCCTGGTGTAAGCGGCACAGGTGGTATCGGAGCTGCAGAGTCTGGTAACAACTACGATGTAGCGTTCGGGGATAGAGCTGATAAACAGTCTGGTGAAATTTCCAACGTCAATGGGTTAATTACTGCTAAAGATTTTGGTGGTAAAAACCTGTCCGAGATGACACTTGCAGAAGTGCAACTATTCCAAACAACGCGCAACTTCCAGAAACAAGGAACTGGCGCTGTTGGCAAATACCAATTCATGCCTAACACTTTGTTCGGTAAAGGTGGATTGGTTGAAAAAGCAGGATTGAACATGAACGACAAGTTCTCGCCTGCCAACCAGGAGAAGATGAACGACATTCTCCAACAACAAAACAAGAATACTCTACAAGGTGCTGGCGTTGCTCCTACACCAGGCAATATGTACATGGCTCATTACATTGGAGCTGGTGGTGCTATTGCTGTTAACCAGGCAGCCAAGAGAGGCGAAGACATTACAGTCGCCCAAGCTCTAGTGAAGGCCGGACATAGAGATCCAACAGCCAATAACCCAGAACTGGCTAAATTGAAAGTTGGTAGTTTTGAGCAAACACTAGCAAGTAGACTAGGCGCTCCTTCCGGTACAGTAGTCGGTGCTGCGCCAACTACAGGTGCACAGGTTGCTACTCAGAGTACACAGGTTGCTGCGGCACAATCTGCACCCGCATCTGCAGGCAATACAACCATTGTCAACAATAACAATGGTGGCGGAAATCAGGTAGCCGGACGTAGGGCGATCCCCTCGCCAATTGCTGACAGGGGATCGCTAGATCAGAACGTAACGTTCGTGGCGGCTGCTTAATCGTTAGCTAGTCGCTGGAACATTGCGAGATCATCATCCTCTTGTTCGTCCCAAGAAGGTGCAGCTTCTGCTCGAGGAGCTGCTTTTGCAGGCTTAGCTGATGCGCGTGGTGGCGGAGCAGATTCTGCTTCATCATCCCAAGCGGATTGGCGTTCTGCTGCTTGAGAAGGACGGCTAGAGCCTTCCAAACCAAGCACCTTATTCAGGCGAGACTTCACCTCATCGTAAGACTTGTAGTTCTTACGATCCAGGAAAGTGACCAGAGGATATTCCTGCTTCCATACGCTTTCCAATTCATCATCATCCGACAGCAATGGAGCTGGCGATTCGAATTCAGACTTGTCGTAGTTCTGGTAGCCTTCAACCTTACGGATCTTCAACTTGAAGTTAGCACCAGCCCACAAATCGAATGGGTTCAGAGGTTGTTCATCTTCGAATTCGGGATTCATCGCAGCATTCAGCTTATCGAAGATCTTTTTACCGAACTTGAACAAGAACACCTTGCCTTCGTTTTCTGGATGAGCAGGATCCTTAACAACGTAGATGTTGCTAATGAAAGACAGCTTACGCTTTTGGTTACGAACCTGAGCTTGGTTGTCCTTGGTACCTGTCGCCCACAGCTCACTGTTGTGCTCACAAACAGGGCACTTTTCACCGATGGAAGTCAAGCAACCATCGATCAGCCATTGGCCGGAAGCGCTCTTGAATGCGTGGTCGAACAAACGAACAAACGGCACATCTTCACCAGCAGGCTGAGGTAGGAAGCGAATAACAGCATAACCGTTACCAGCTTTATCTACTTCGGGACGCCAGAAGCGATCGTCGTCAGACGGCTTAGAAGATTGGGGAGTGGAGAGTTTGGTCAGCTCGTCGTTGAGCTTAGACAGAGAAGAAGAGCTGCTCTTTTTCAGAGAGGAGAAGTCAATTGACATATCGTATTCCTTGTATAGATTGTATTAAATGTATGTTTGTATCCACAGTATCATAACGAACCGGGTATTTATATTACCTCATTCAGATGGAAGTGGTCAACAAGAACTTTTTTGCATTTTTCTTTGTCGTACTCCATGAATGGGTGATACTTCTTGCACCGTTGCCTGACCTCAGGCCAAACAATGGTGTCATTGATCTGACGATTCCATGCTGGTGTGAACCGCATGATATCATTCAGAATAATGAACGTTTCGATCTGGATCTCATCCTGCAAAAGTAGTTTGAGGGCATGAGGGTGTTGACCATCATTAACGACAAAACTGCTCAGCAGATCATCGTTAAATTTTTCCAAATCACTCATAAAAACATACGTCATAGACTGCTTCACTCGCTGCCAGCGTTGATATAGTTGTTCCGTATGTTCATTGTTTACTAAATCACCTACCCACATATCTTTCTTTCCATACACAAATATGGAAACGAGAAAGTTGGTTAGGTCTTTATGTTTTGCTAACTTCTGAAAGAAGTATTTGTCGCGTCGTTGCTCAAACGACTCACGTTTAGCCCGTACAGCACCGTTGTACTTAAAGTAGTCATACGTCTTGGACGTAAAATGACTCTTTAAAGCAAGATAGTGTTTGTACGCTTCAAAGGCATCCATTCTTAAAATCATCAAATAGGTAGTTTATCAGTTTTTGGGAAATAGTTCAACTGCTCAGCTTCATCTTGAATACGAGCCTTCATCTTTGCGCTGGTTTTGATTAGGCTACCTGCTGCTTCAATTTCCATACCGGTCATTTCACAATACAGGATTACAGCATCCATGAATTCGATTCGTTTTTCATATGCTAACTGTTCAACTTCACGTTGGAAGTCCTTTAATGTTTTGACTGGGGTGAATTCTGTCATGTTGGCCTATAAAAAATATGATCGGCAATGTGCGCCGTCTTAACAAACTGGTGCCGCCATTTTGGCTTCACATAATGTGCATGGAAAAACAAAGCTCCTTTTGTAGGATCTTTAAGTTGGCCATTGTACCCGTTTAATACGGCTTTGGCAACTGTCTTTGCTTCTTCATGGTGTTTTGCCTCGAAGCGGTTTGGCTTTTGACATACCCATGAGAACTGGCACGTAGAATACACTTTGCGTTGGTATACAACACCGCATATGCTCGATGGAAAGCCACTTGCAAATACACGGTTAAGTGTAACGAAAGCGACTGCTAGTTTACCTTCGACAGGTTGATTGCCGGCCTCATAGTACACGTTGTCAGTGAGACATTTCAGTTCTTTTTCAGAAACACGAATAGGGTCACTGACCTGGGTGTTGGTTTGGTATAAGTTTACGCTGCTGCAAAAAAACAACAGGAACAGAAACACACCAAACAGCGAATGTTTGATTTTGTTCATAATTTGTGGAAATGAATAAAACGTTAGTGTACCACAACACTGACGCTAAGTCAACTAAAAATAACTGTTGACTTTTTATAAAAACATGGTACAGTCCGCTATGTGCAGCGGCTGGTATTACCTATATTAGCTCTGAATGTATGACCAGGTCCAACCAAGTCCGCTTAGAATCTGATCAAATTCTGCTTGGCGTGCTGCAATTTGTCCATTGAATTGTTCGCTGGATTGAGGATTATCCCACACTCTCGTCACGGTTACAACATTGTCAACCACGTTGGTACCGACACTTTGTAATTGACCACTATCGACGAAAGGTTTACCGATTTCAGTTGCTAAACTATACAATCCAAGGGTTTCAATAAACGCTTTATACTCCTCGTTGTTAGCGAAGTGATTCATGTTCGTTTGAATTTCGACGATGGTAGTGTAAGACATAGAAAGCTCCAAATTGTATATTTATGTTGTGTTATTTATTGGGTTTGTTGAAAGTGACGTCTAAACAAGGAAGCATATGCTCTACATAGAAAAAGTAATCGTCGAAGATCAATATGATGTTGTAAACTTCTTCCACAATATTTGTCAAACAGTTGAATACAATCGCGCGTGGCCTCTTATCACTAACATTGGTCACCATGATGAAAAAGGGTTTGCTACTGCTTTTACCGATTTTGTATCTGAAAAGAAAGTAACGCGTCCTTCAAACCTACTAGAATCCGGCGTCGAATCAGTTGAGCGGATTGTGGGTCGCGAATTAGGAATGCATGGTCCAGTAATGTCTGTATCAGCATCTTGTACATCAGGAGCATATGCTTTCTACTTGGCAGAAGCAGTCAGTCGCACATATAAGACTCCTGTAATCATAGCCAGTGCTGCTCAAATGACTCCTAACAGTTTTAGCGAGTTTTGGTTTAAGTCGTTAAGAGCTCATTCACCAGATACTGGTATTCCTTTTGATAAAAACAGCAAAGGGTTTAGAGCTGGGAGCTCTCAGACGTTCTATATTGTATCAGCAACACCAATCAACCCCGTGGCACAAATCAGATCAATTGATATGTTTACACAGACTGGTGAACACACGCACGTAGGTTCAATCGAACAGATCGAGGAAAGATTATTCAGCAAACTCGATGTTAGTGGAATTGGTTGGTGGAACGCTCATGCGCCTGGTACTCCAATTGGAGATGCGGCTGAGTACCAGATATTCAGCAACGTAATGAAAGATAGAGATGTTCCAATATCATCACTCAAGGGAAGATGTGGTCACTCGTTGCGAGGAAGCTACCACCTCGAAGTGGGTCTCGGCATCATGTATTTTCAAATGGGGATGATTCCAGGAAACACTGGGATTCAAGATCCAATCGTTGATGATCCACGTATTATCACAAGCGACACGGTAGTAAGGTCGAAGACCTTTCTCAAATTCAACATGGGGTTTGGTGGAAAGAACGTCGTCTCTATAGTTGATGTGTTATAATAAATAATACATTTTAACAAAGGAATCCTATGAAAAAATTCTCCACATTTTTGAATGAAGCAAAAAGCGATCCCGTTGCTCACCACCAAAAAATGCACGATCACCACGCAGAACAAGGCGAAATACATTGGGGCCGTAGACGTGATGCTAACGATGATGATGACGAAGATAGCGCAGACTACCATAACGAGGCTGAAAACGCTCACAATGATGCAGCTAGTGCTCATGAAGAGGCTTTAGAAGCACACAAGAAGAAAGCAGATAACAGACACGAGCTATCTCGTAAAGCTAAAGCTGCTTCCGACTATGCTAATAAGCACTACGGTGATGATTAAATACGATTGATCCTGTTGTATATGTCTCTGATATAGAGTACTATATACACTTATTGCTGTATGAAGCAAAGAGAAAAGTGTTCTGGACGCGGGTTCGACTCCCGCCAGGTCCACCAGAAAGCATACTCCGTGGGGGCTACGAACCACATTAAACAAATAAGTAGTATGAGTATGCTTCCTAATGGGCCTGCCATGGTTTCGACAGGGCAAAGAGTAACAGAGTGGACAGCACGGTAATGTGAAAACCGTAGGGTTGGGGTTTCCTGGCCGAAGAAGCAAAACAAAGTAAAAGCAAACGAAGAAAGCTTTTTGATGGCTGCCTAATAGGCCCCATCTGAGTTTTGCTAGTTGAACTTGGAAACAGAATCAACTAGCCCCTTTCATATGGCAACACATAACAATTGGCTACATTTTAGTTTTGACGGTAAACTAAACATTGCACGGTCATCTATAGATTCTGTTTTTGATCTACACTTCACACCTACGGAAGTGACATCTGCATCATACAAAGACGCATTGTATAATAACGCCCGCGCCATACGGGATAGCATCAGCGGTCCTCTTGATGTGCTGCTTTCAGGCGGTATTGACAGCGAAGTAATCGTCCGTGTGTTTAAAGATCTTGGAATCAAACACAACACATTTATATTTCAGCTTGAAAATAATCTTAATGTACGGGATGTCATTGCTGCAGAGATGCTTTGTGATGAGCTAAACATACCCTACAAAATAATAGACTTCAATCATCGTAAGTTCTACGAAACACAAGCAAAAGACTACTTCGATAAAACCTTTTCACCCTGTTCTGGTAGAATCGCAAGATTGGCGTGGTTTGACATGCTCGATAACACACCAGTTTGGGGCGAAGGTGAACCGGTATGGGTAAAACAGCTTGACCACACATGGATGACACCGTTTGACGAGCGCGACTTTGTGTATGAGGTGTATGGTAGGAATGTGGGGCGATCTGTTGTTGGTCAATGGTGGGCTTACACGCCTGATATAATGATCAAGTTCCTCGACCTATCAATAGTGCAGCAGGTGTTGGCCAATCGGCATGACATACTTCCACATCATTCCGGTAGCCAAGATTTTCCGCTGAATATATCTACGTGGCCTATACGAGATGCAATACATAGAAGTATTTGGCCCACAATACGAGTTAAACCAAAGCTGACAGGGCACGAAGGTCCTTATGGAATACCGGACCACCACGTGCCTCGTTATATGATGGAGTTTGCTGAACAATACACTCGTCGTGTCAATAAAGGAAGCTGGCAATATAATCAACAGCAATTTCGTACACTAATGCATACAAATGGATAACATAATCATATTTGGATACCCACGCTCAGCTACAAAACTGCTAGCTGACGCCTACGTTCAAAACGGGTACCATAACTACGGCGAATTCTTTGACACATATACTAATGAAGTGGTACATGCTAGTATACCGTACGCTCGAAGAACATCGATGCATGATCAGAAGCAATCACAGTTGAGCAGAGAACAAAATAGGTCAGTCGATGACTTCAAAAGATGTTTAACATCCATGCATAGGTTGAAGACATACAAAGACAATCCAACCCAAAACAGCACTGTAACAGTTTGGGTAGAGACGTTGATGTATATCCCTGATCTTTTTTCCGAGCTCAGCAACCACCGATTCCTTTGCACAAGAAGAAAAGATGAGTTTGAGCAATTGGTTAGCAGATATCTGACGTACTGCTTTAAAAACTACAACGAAGAAGTATCATCATCACCTGTCCACGTCAATACAGATCTGTTCGCGCACTTCTTCTTCGAAAAAAAGAAGACAGACATGATCCAAAGCCGCTTAGTAGAAAAAAAACTTGGTGTGTATGTTGACTTTGATGATCTAATACGAGGACAATTCACACATGACATTCAATATGTCGTCTCTACAAGAGACCAGCATAGAGATCTCTTAGAGCTTGTCACCAACCTTGATCAGATCAAGCATGTTTATGAAAAATTACAAAAATATTTTCAAAAACTAGTTGACAAGCACTAAAGGAAACATATATACTGGACATATTGAATTTTTCAGGAAACCAATGAACCTACATTCGACAATTACAGTAAAACTTGAGCAACCGAGCTATAATAGCTTGGCCGCACGCTCATGCTTTATTGATTGGGGATGTACGCGGGGAACCTAAATCTAGCTCTTAGTGGCTTTAAATAAGGAACCCCGGTCTCGAAAGATACCGGGGTTTTTTTATTTAAGACTATTTTGATCTCAGGATAGCAAAAAAAGATGTTGACTAGTTGTTTTGTTTAAGAGACAATTGACGCATCGATTGAGAAATCAATCATTGTTCTTTTAAAATTTGTAGATGGTAAAAATTGTACACCGTTCGACTTCAGGTGAGGTCACCACCCTTTCAAGGTGATTAGACGGGATCGTTACCCGTACGGTGTACCATTAATTGTGTCCTTTGTAAGCCCAGAGGACTGATCATTCGTTATGTAACCTATTCAATAAACCGTAAGACTGCAGTAAAGCGTGTTGAGGATAGGCAAATAGTGCAGAGGATACAATTAATGGTTAATTTTTATGGCTGGATGGCCGAGTGGTCCAAGGCAACGGATTGCAAACCCGTAAAACCGTCAGTTCAAATCTGACTCCAGCTTCCAATTTGGTTTCAAAGTGTTCACGGACGCACGCATGCCTGTCACGCATGAAGAAGGGGATCGTTACCCCTTGGAACCGCCAATCATTGCCCGCGTAACTCAGAGGCAGAGTAATCCCTTGATAAGGGATAAGTCGACATTTCGAAATTGTCCGCGGGTACCATGTTTTAGAATCCATTCAGCAATTTAAAAATTTCACTGTTAATGAAAAAAAGCGGATTCTGTTGATTATGCCCACGTAGTGCAATTGGTAGGAGACAGCGGTCTTAGAAGCCGAACAGTGTCGGTTCGAATCCGACCGTGGGCACCATCTTCGCGTTGACTAGTCGCGTATAATAGGATAAGATACTAGTCGTTTTTGGGGTCATGGCGTAATTGGGAACGCAGTAGCTTTGCAAGCTTCAGTTCGGGGTTCGATTCCCCGTGATTCCACCAGATTAATGCGTCTCTAGTTCAACTGGATAGAGCACCGGGCTACGAACCCGTGAGGTTGGGGATTCGAATTCCTCGGGACGCACCAAACCCCGCTTTACACTTTGAGCGTTATCGAAAGT